CATCCAGTCGGAACTGGCCTTGCCACCGTCGCGGGCGTCCCCCCCAGGTCAACACATGGCTGCAACCGGCATTGCGGTTGTTCCTGTGCACGGGTCGCTGGTTCGACGCGCTATAGGTATCGATGCTGCCTCTGGATTGACGTCCTACGGCGACATTGCTGCCATGCTCGATACGGCCGTGGCTGATCCGACGGTGTCAGGAATTCTGCTGGACATTGACTCTCCCGGCGGAGAGGCAGGTGGCGTGTTTGAGCTGGCGCAGCACATTCGCGCCATCGATTCCATCAAGCCCGTCTGGGCCATGGCGTGTGACTCGGCATTTTCTGCGGCCTACGCGATTGCCTGCGCAGCCTCCCGGGTGTTCGTGACGCAAACCGCAGGCGTTGGCTCCATCGGTGTCATTGCCATGCATGTGGACCAGTCGGTGCGCGATGCCCAAGAGGGGTATCGGTTTACGGCAGTGACCGCTGGTGACTTCAAGAACGATTTGTCGCCGCATGAACCCATCGACAAAGCTGCACTCGGCCGACTGCAGACCGAGGTGGATCGGCTCTATGGCTTGTTTGTAGACCACGTGGCAGCCATGCGTGGGATGCAAGCCAAAACCATACGCGATACGCAGGCTGGGTTGTTCTTCGGACCCGACGCGGTTCGCTCTGGCTTTGCGGATTCGCTGGCCAGTACCGAGCAGGTTGTTTCCGACTTCACCTCCTACCTGGGTGCAAAGAACGTACGAGGCATTGGGTCTCGCGTGATCAGCGCCTCAGCCATGGACGCCCAGTCCAGTGTTTCCCTTTCTCTCCAAACCAATCCCAAGGACCCAACAAAGGAGATATGTATGAATCCAGAAATCAAGAATGATCCGGCGCCTGCCGATCCAGACGTCGCTGTTGCTGAAACGGATGAGACGCAGCGCAAGGACGTGCCCTCAGAGAAGCCATCGCCAGCCCCTGTAGCTGTGCCAGTTGCACCTGGTGTGAATGACACAGCCATTGCAGCAGCCGTCAATTCAGCCAAGGCCGAAGCTGTTGCCCAAGCAATCTCAATCGCCGAGCTGTGTCAGCTTGCGGGGCAAAGCCATCGCATTGCCACGTTTCTAACCCAAGGCCTGTCGGCATCCCAAGTGCGCCAGACCCTGTTGGCCAGCCGTGCACAGAGTGAAGAAATCACCTCCCTCATTGCCCCCGACGCAGCACCCAAAGGGACCGGGACTGCAAGCGACGCCGGTGCCCTGATGGCAGCGGTCAAAAAACTCACCCAAAAGATCTAACTCGGAAGGACCCAAGCCATGAACGTCATCAATCAAGCCCTCAATCTGGGCGACCTCGTCAAGTACGAGGAGGACTGCCTCAATTATTCGCGCGACGTGGTCACCGTGGAGGCGGGTCAAAACCTGCCCCTGGGCTGCATCGTCGGTCGCGTGACCACGACCGGCAAGGTCAAGCAACTCGATCCTGGCGCTGAGGATGGATCGCACCTCCCGGTGGGAATCCTTCTGGGTGATGTGGACGCGTCACTCATCGACCGCGAAGACGCTTTGATCCTGGCCCGTCACGGCGTGGTCGCGTCCAAAGCAGTCGTGTGGCCGGTGGAGATTTCCAACGCTCAGCAGGCAGCCATCACCTCCCAACTGGCGTCGCTCGGCATCCTGATTCGTCAGTCGGCCTAATTTTCAACATCGAACGGACACATCACTATGAACAATCCATTCAACACCCCCGCGTTTTCGATGGCCGCACTCACCGCTGCCATCAACATCATCCCCAACCGTTACGGTCGCATGGAGGCTTTGAACCTCTTTCCGGTCAAACCGGTGCGCACCCGCCAGGTCATCGTGGAAGAGCAGAACGGCGTTCTGAACCTGCTGCCCACCATGCCTCCGGGCTCGCCCGGTACGGTGGGCGCACGTGGCAAGCGCAAGGTGCGCTCCTTTGTGATTCCGCACATTCCCCATGACGACGTGGTCCTGCCGGAAGAAGTCCAGGGCATCCGTGCCTTTGGCTCTGAGACCGAGATGGAGAGCATGGCAGGCGTCATGGCGCGCCACCTGGAGACCATGCGCAACAAGCACGCCATCACGTTGGAGCACCTGCGCATGGGCGCACTCAAGGGCGTGATTCTGGATGCCGATGGCTCTGTGATTTACGACCTGTACGACGAGTTTGGAATTGCGCCCGGGTCTGTGCCGTTCGAACTGGGTAATGCCAACACCAACGTCAAGTCCAAGTGTGCCGAGGTGCTGCGCTATCTGGAGGACAACCTCAAGGGTGAATTCATGACTGGCATTCACGTCCTCTGTTCGCCCGAATTCTTCGACGCACTCACCGGGCACGCCAAGGTCGAGAAGGCTTACACCTATTGGCAACAGGGTGCGGTGCTGATCAACGACATGCGCGCAGGCTTCACCTTTGGGGGCATCACCTTCGAGGAGTACCGTGGGCAGGCCACCGACATCAACGGCATCTCGCGGCGCTTCATTGCCGCTGGTGAAGCCCATGCGTTCCCGTTGGGCACGGTGGACACCTTCAGCACCTACTTTGCACCGGCGGACTTCAACGAGACCGCCAACACGCTCGGGCAGGTGCTGTACGCCAAGCAGCAGCCACGCAAATTTGAGCGTGGCACGGATCTGCACACGCAGGCCAATCCGCTGCCCATGTGCCACCGTCCTGGTGTACTGGTCAAGCTCACCGCCTAGAAAGTCTTGTCCGTGCTCAGCGTTGAGTTTCTTTACGCCGCTGCCGCCAACGCCGGACTGCTGAAGGCAGCTTCCATTGGGGGCACGCAGGTCATGGTCGACTTCCGTGCTCCCGATGAGGATGTCCTCGGTGGCATGGGCGTGAGCCGGGACTACGCCATTCGCTATCCGCTGGCATGGCTACCAGCGCTTGCGACTGGCTCCACGCTGGACATTGGCGGCAACACCTACCGGGTCCGTGAGGTCCTGGCCATGGGTGATGGCAGCGAAATGCGTGCTCACCTAACCCAACTCTGATGACACAACTCTAAGGATCCGACCATGACCCAATCCGTGCGAGAGCAACTGATTCAGGCAGTTGCTCAGATTCTTGCGCCCGTTGCGGAACTGCAGGGCGCGCAGGTCCTGCGCTCACCTACCAGCGGCGTGAACCGTGAGCAGTCACCCGCCATCCTGATCTTTCCGGAAGCCGATGCTGCTTCTCCCCGGATCAACGACCGTGTGGAGCGCCAGCTGGTGCTGCGCGTGGTGGCCATTGCACGAGAGAAAGATGGCATTTCCCCTGAGTCCATTGCTGACAGGTTGCTGGTCGCGGCCCACGCAGCCATGTTTGCCAACGCCAATTTGGGCGGTCTGTGTTTGGGGCTGAAGGAACTCGATTGCGAGTGGGATGTGGAGGATGCCGATGCTTTTGCCACGGCCATTCCTGCGCGTTATCAGTTGACCTACCGGACCTTTGTCCACGACATCTCCATAACCGGATGAAACCCATGAACAGTCTCGTTTTATTGAAGCCACATGCCCACGCGGGCAAGGCATTCGCCGCAGGCGATCGCCTTGATGTCGATGCCGTCACTGCCGAATGGCTACTGGCGCAGGGCGTTGCGCGCATCAACACCTCTGACATCTCCAGATCTCAGCCTTCTCAACCCTCCAAACCCCTTAAGGATTCCAAGCCATGAGTACCTATGCATCATTCCAAGGCCGTGTCTATCTCGGCAAGCGCGATACCAACGGAGAACCTACTGAGGTCCGTTCGCCCGGCAACGTGGCAGAGCTGAAGCTCTCACTCAAAACCGATGTGCTGGAGCACTATGAAAGCCAAACGGGTCAACGCACACTGGACCACCGCATGGTCAAGCAGAAGTCTGCCACGGTGAAGCTCACGATTGAGGAATTCACCAAAGAAAACCTGTCGCTGGCGCTGTACGGCAACTTTGTCACGTCCACGCCCGGCACAGTGACGGCCGAGACCCTTGGTGGCGTAGCCCCGGTCATTGGAGATCGCTATTTCTTGGCGCACCCCAAGGTCTCCACCTTGGTCGTCACCGATTCTGCAGCGCCTGTGGCGACCCTGACCTTGGGCACGAATTACACCGCTGAGACGGACTTCGGCGCGATTCAGTTTCTGGATGTTACAGGTTTCACGGCCCCATTCAAGGCCAGCTATGGTTTTGGTGTGGCCACCGAGATTGGAATCTTCACGCAGCCGCTACCAGAGCGCTATTTGCGTCTGGAAGGACTCAACACTGCGCAGGGCAATGCCAAGGTGCTGGTGGAGTTGTACCGGGTGGCCTTTGATCCCTTAAAGGAAATCTCCTTTATCTCGGATGACTACAACAAGTTCGAGATGGAAGGCTCGCTGCTTGCCGATTCCACCAAGCCGTTCGATGCGGTACTGGGCCAATTCGGCCGCATCGTTCAGTTGTAGAGGGGCAAACCATGTCTGATTTGGAACAACTCATCCCCCTAGGCTCGGATCTGGCCATTCATGGCGAGACACTGGCCATCAAACCGCTCAAGGTGGGCCAGATGCCCGCCTTTTTGCGCGCCATCACGCCGGTCATGAACCACTTGAACCGCAGTGAGATCGACTGGATCGCGCTATTTGGCGAGCGAGGGGACGATTTGCTCTCTGCGATTGCCATTGCGGTCGGTAAACCCCGGAGTTGGGTCGACGATCTGGCAGCGGACGAGGCCATTGTGCTGGCAGCCAAGGTGATCGAGGTGAATGCTGATTTTTTTACCCGCACGGTGATGCCCAAACTGGACGGGCTGTTCACCCAGGCCAAAAACATCCATCCGAGCACGTCTGGTTCGA